ACTTTATAATTTATTTTATGACGTATTAAATGTAGAATTTAATTTATGGATGTGGGTTAGACAAATGTGTAAGTATGGTGATTTTTTCCTAAAATTAGAAATAGCAGAAAAATTTGGTGTTTATAATGTAATCCCATATACTGCGTACCATATTGAAAGAATTGAGGGATATAATCCTGAAAACCCTGCTGAAGTAAAGTTTAAATGGAATCCTGAAGGTTTTTCTGGTGGTTCTTCTAGTGGTTATTATAATGTAGCGGGAGCTAATGGAGCAAATGATGATAGGGGTGGGATTACATATGACAATTATGAAATGGCTCACTTTAGAATGGTAGGTGATGTTAATTATTTGCCTTATGGTAGGTCATATATTGAACCTGCTAGAAAACTATTTAAACAATATACGTTAATGGAGGATGCGATGTTAATTCATAGAATTGCTCGTGCTCCTGAAAAAAGAGTATTTTATGTAAATGTTGGTGCAATTCCACCTAATGAAGTAGAAGCATTTATGCAGCAAACTATTTCAAACATGAAACGTACCCCAATGATGGATGAAAAAACAGGTGACTATAACCTAAAGTATAATATGCAAAATATGCTTGAAGATTTTTATATCCCAGTTCGTGGAAATGATAGTGCAACAAAAATTGATACTACACCCGGGCTACAATATGATGGTATTGCCGATGTTGAATATTTAAGAGAAAAATTATTTGCTGCTTTAAAGGTACCTAAGGCATTTATGGGGTATGATGAAAATACTGAGGGTAAAGCAACATTAGCGGCTCAAGATATTAGATTTGCACGTACCATTGATAGAATACAAAGAATATTATTATCTGAATTACAGAAAATAGCATTAGTTCATTTATATACCCAAGGATATAGAGATGAATCTTTAACTAATTTTGAATTATCAATGACAACTCCTTCCATCATTTATGATCAGGAAAGAATTGAATTGTTAAAGTCTAAGTCTGAATTAGCAGGTACATTGTTAGAACAAGGTTTAGTACCATCTGATTGGATTTACCATAATGTTTATCACTTTAGTGAAGACCAATATGATGAATACAGAGACATGGTTCGAGAAGATTCAAAACGTAAATTCAGAAATGCTCAAATTGAGGCAGAGGGTAATGACCCTATATCATCTGGTAAATCATATGGTACACCTCACGATTTAGCATCTTTATATGGTAAAGGCAGAACTATGTCTGACCCAGGTAATGTGCCAGATGGTTATGGTGATGACTTAAAATTAGGAAGACCAAAAGATGGTATTACTAATAGGGGTAAACAAGAAAATAATTTTGGTAAAGACCCATTAGGAGTTAAACGTATGAAGGATACGGATAAAAACGATGGAAAAAACAGACCAAGGCTTTCTGAATTTGAAGACCCTAAGATTACATTTTTAAAGAATAAAGATATCTTTAATAAAATTAATGAAAAAAAGTTAATTTTTGAACAAGATAAAGATACTTCTTCTTTACTTGATGAATCTCAACTAAAATCCTAATATTTATAAATAAATATATTTTTGATGAAAATTAAACACTCAAAGTATAAAAACACCGGTATACTATTTGAACTGCTAGTCAGACAAATTACTGCGGACACTCTTTCAGGAAATGAATCTGCTGCTATCGACATTTTAAGAAAATATTTTGTTAAAACAGAATTAGGCCGTGAATATAAATTATATGAATCCATTAGCAAATCTTCAGTATTAAGTGAGGCAAAAGCGGGTTTATATATATCTACTACTTTAGATAGTTCAAAGCATTTTAATAGGGGCATACTTAAGAAACAAAAGTATAACTTAATTAACGAAATTAAAGAACAATATGACCTAAATGATTTTTTTGGTGCTAAAATCAAAAATTATAAGGAAATAGCGGCTTTATATACTTTAATAGAAGGAACCAATACTAAGGGTTTAGTAGATAATAAACAGTTAATTGATAATAAAATTACACTCTTAGAATTCTTAACTAGATCTAAAATTAACCAATCTAAGAAAGATCAACTACTTGAAGAATATTCAGGATATGATAAAGATATAAGAACATTAACTTATAAAATCTTACTGGAAAAATTTAATGATAAGTATAGTATACTAAGCGATGAACAGAAACAAGTGCTTAAAGAATTTATATATTCAGTAGATTCTACACCAGGTTTAAGAAAATTTTATAATGATAAAATTAAAGAACTAAAGGAGATTTTAAACGTTGAATCTACGAATGTTAAAGATAAAGCAACACAGGTTAAAATTACTGAAGTAGCTAAATTTTTAGTAGAATTAAATAAAAGTGATAAAGTAGGTAATGATAATTTAGTTGATTTACTACAATATTACGAACTAGTTAAAGAAATCAAAAACACTAATGGGGTACAAATATAAACTTAAAGAAATTGAAGTAGGTGATGTAAAGATTGATAATGGTACTAAATCTACTGTTACTGATATTGACCCAACAACGGGTGCTATATCTTGGTCTCTTTCTCAAATACCCAATATAGATAGACTACTTGACGAATCTGATGATTTAGTTAAAACTGCTAAAGGTGTATATCAAAAAGTTAAAGATGATAAAGTATTTTTAGATATTTACAAACAAGCTAGATCCCTTAGAAACGTTATTCGAACCCATACTAGAAATAATTACCCTGAAGAATATAAAAAATCTAGGGGAGTAAATGAAGAAGATGTTGATGAAATGTCTACATCAGGGGGTGCTGGCGCTTATAATACACCATATGCATTTAGAAAAAAAGGTTCTAAACCTAATATTAAGGCATATAAAGAATTAGGATATAAAGAAGTAGAAGAATCTGCTGAACAACCTGGTGAAGATTTAGGCCCAGGTCCTAAAGCAACCGAAGATGGGGTAGCAGATAATGCATACGTAAAACAATTTAAATATAAATTAGTCCCTAAAAATAATGGTACATATGTACAAAAAGGTTCGGGTCTTGAAGTAAAGAAATTATTTTAATATGTATAATTATAAGGTAGTTAAGGAAGAAGAAAGTAAGGCAGAAAAGTTCCAACAGGAACGTATTAATGCCTTTTCTGAAATTGAAAATGAACTACAGTCTTTAATTAAACCACTAAGACAAGCAAAAATTGAAACAATAAAAGTATATAGACAACAACCAGATACTTTTGCAGTAATAAAACCAACAGACATAATTAAAGATTACATCAAGGACATTAAAACACTATTAGAAAAATAATATGAAAACACTACAAGAACAATACAACCAAATCCAAAAAGGTGGGGGTCGTAAAGATTTATTTTTAAAAGAAGCTAAACAAAAATACCCAAATTTTATTAGCAATTTAACTTCGTTTAAAGATGCTGAAAATATTTTAAAAAGTAAAAGTGTAATTAATGAAGAATTAGGGGGCATAGTAACTCTAAAACCTTTAGTTCAATTAACTTCAGATGATTTTAACCCAAACAAACAAGCTTGGGAAAGTAAATATGAAGCTTTCGTTAATGAAGAAAAAGCTAAAGCATTAAAGCCTATTATTGATAATGATATTGATGAAAAAATCAATACTAAAAAAGAAGATGAAAAGGTTAAAGCAGAAGAAAAAAAGGTATCTAAGGGTGTAGAAAATATTGATAAACGTAATTATGATTATTCACCAAAAGAAGATAATATTAATAATGTTAATGCTCAGGAAATGATGAACGGTGTTTATTATGAACTTAAAGAAGATCCTAGCATATCATTAGAAGAAGCACAAGAAAAAGTAATTAAAAACCTAGCTAAAGACGAATTACATTACGTAAAAGAAGGTCAATTTGGTGTAGGTATAGGATATACAGAACAAAAAGTTGAAGAAAATTCTGGCAAAACTTATGGTGGTAGCGGGTATAGTGATAAATTAAAATCTACTGATGCTAAAATGAAACCAGTTAAAGAAAATAAACTTTCTAAGTTAGTTAAAGAATCATTAGGGGGAGTTGTTACAACAGGAAACCCTAATTCGTATGCCGCCCAATCAGGAAGAATGATTAGACAAATGATGGCTGAAGATGGATTCCAACCTGATCAAGCAGGATCCCAATACCATTCATCCTTATATGCTGAAAATGAGGTTGAAGAGGCAAGAGATAAAGCTATTGAAGCATCTCAAGAAAAAGCAGGCATGTCAGAAGAAGCAAGACCTGACTACCCAGATGTAGATGGTGATGGTGATACTAAAGAACCAATGGCAAAAGCTGTTAAAGATAAAAAGAAAATGAAAAAAGAAAGTATAGATTCTAAATTAGCCGAAATAGGAAAAGAAGCAGAAGCTGTCAAGTTAGAAGCTCAACTAAACTACTTACACGACCATATTCAAGAAAAATTAGATAGAGTTAGTTCAATACAAGAAGATGAAAATCTTAGTGAATTAATTGATAAATCTAAAATGAAACAAATGCAGAGAGAAATCAAAGATTTGGAAAGAAGAAAAGTAAAAATGGAAAGAATCTACGAAAAATCTTGTGGTAAATCTTACCAAAGAACAGAAATGGTAGATGAGGTAGAAATCGAAGAAACTAATTCAGAAAATGAATAAAAAACTTATAATAGAAACCCACACATTACAACTATCTCCTACTTCATTAACCGAAAGTGTTAATAAGAGTAATGGAAATATGGTTGTTGAGGGGATATTAGCTACTTGCGAAGTAAAAAACGGTAATGGTAGGTATTATTCTAAAGAATTATGGGAAAGAGAAATGGATAGATACTCCGAATTAATTGAACAGAGACGTTCAATGGGGGAACTAGACCACCCTGAATCCCAAGTTATTAACTTACAAAATGTATCTCATTTAATATCAGAATACAGATGGGATGGGGATAATATTATAGGTAAGATTGAAGTACTACCAACACCCGCAGGTGATATACTAAAAGCACTTGTTGGTAATGGAGTTACAGTAGGAGTATCATCTCGTGGTATGGGTTCATTACAAGAAAGAAATGGTGTAATGGAAGTGCAAGACGATTTTGAATTACTATGTTGGGACTTTGTTTCAACCCCCTCAAACCCCGGTTCATATATGCATATGATTAAGGAAGGAAAAGAAACTATTGCTTACGATTATACAAAAGTTAATAATATTATACATGAAATCCTTTGTTCAAAAGGTTCATGTCCTATAACATAAATAAAATTTTCTTCGGACGCTACCGATGGATTAAAAACATTAGACGCCTTTTTGGCGTCTTTTGTATTTTCAATAAATACCCATATACGTATAACTGTAATACATCATGAACATTCTTATATGATGTCGAATAAATAATATTTCTATTACGCTTCATGAATAAGCGTATTTCACAAACTAAATTTTGGGATTATGACAAACAACAGAGATTTGTTAACCGAAGCTATTGCTGATGCTAAAGCTGTCAAAGACACTGCCATCGCTAATGCTAAACTTGCCCTTGAGGAAGCTTTTACTCCTTACCTAAAAAATCAACTATCTGCTAAATTAGAGGAGATGGATAAAGATGATGAGGTAAAAGAAGCAAAAGATGAAGACAAGGACGAAGTCAAAGAAATGGACGCTCCAAGCTTTGAAAGAAAAAATTCACCAGCAGGTGATTCTTTAAAACTAGCACCTAAAAAAGTAGGAACATCTACTGTACAGGAAGAAGAAGAAAAAGAATTATCAGAGGATGAAGTTAATCTAGATGAGTTATTAGCTGAATTGGAATTAGACGAAGATGCACGAACTGACGCTGAAGAAGAAGGCTATGAGGACGGTATGAAAGATGAAAAAGAGGACGAAGATGACAAAATAGAGGACGAAGAAATCGACCTTGAAGATATGTCAGAAGACGACCTTAAAGGTTTCATCGAAGATGTCATTAGTGACATGGTTACAGCTGGAGAAATCGAGCCGGGTGACGAATTCGCAGAAGACGAAGTTGATGTTGAAGTTGAAGACGTTGAAGACGTTGAAGATGTAGATGTTGATATCGAAATCGACGAAGCTAAACAAGAAGAATTAGACGAGAAAATGACTAAAAAAGAAAAAGCCGAAGGTGATGATCGTAAAAAAGACGACAAAATCGAAGCTGAAACTGAAAAAATGAGATTTAAAGAAGCATTAGATGAAATCGAAGCTCTTAAAGTTGAATTACAAGAAGTTAATCTTTTGAATGCTAAATTACTTTATACTAATAAAATCTTTAAAGCAAAAAACTTAACCGAGAGTAAAAAAGTTAAGGTATTAAAAGCATTTGACAAAGCGATTAATGTAGGTCAAGCAAAAGCTATTTTTGAAACATTAAATGAAGGAATTGTAAATACAATTACAAATTCAACAATTAGTGAATCAGTTAGAAAAGGTGCTGCTTCAAAAGCTAGTGGTTTAGAACCAAAGGCGAAAAAACAACCTATTATCGAGTCAAATGATGTTTATAACCGTATGCAAAAACTCGCAGGTTTAATTTAAATTATTAAAAATAACAATTAAAAAACTTAAACATGAGCTTAAATTCATTATTAGAAAGCGCAAACCCTTATCAGTCTATGCAGTCTGATGCGGCTAGATTATCTAGCAAATGGGAAAAAACAGGCCTTTTAGAAGGTCTAGGTGGTTCCCACAAAAATAACATGGGTATTATCCTTGAAAACCAAGCTAAACAACTTGTAGTAGAATCATCTCAAACAAGTGGTGGAGTAGCAAACGGTGGTTCATTTCAGTCACAAACAGCTGTTAACACAGGTGGTCAGTGGGCAGGAGTTGCTTTACCATTGGTAAGAAAAGTATTTGGTCAAATCGCAGCAAAAGAATTTGTTAGTGTACAACCAATGAACTTACCTTCAGGTCTAGTATTTTTCCTAGATTTCCAATACGGAAGTGACAAATCACCTTTTGCAAAAGGAAGTTCTTTATACGGAAACCAAACGGCTGATGGTATAGACAAACCATTTGGAAATACTAACACAGGTGGATTATACGGAGCAGGTCGTTTCGGATACTCAATTAACAATTCAGCTTCAATCGCTGCTGATGCATCTGCTCCTTTAGCAGCTGCAATCTGGTCAGATTTTGACTTTGATTCTGATTATTCAGCATCAGCTGCTGCTGCAGATTACTGGAAAGTATTAGTACCAACAGGTTCTTTAGATTTCGTAGATACCGCTGGTGTTTCTGCATTCCAATTATTCTCAGGTTCTCAAGCATATGATGCTGTTTCAGCTTCAGCTGGAGAGCAAGTATCAGCTTTTACAAAACTAGAAGGTGAAAATGTTGCTTTTGTAGTAGCAAAAGCACAATTAGTAAACGGAGCAACTGCATTCGCAGCAGGTGATAACGTTTCTGTTGTTTACCAACTACAACCAACTGATAGATACAGAGGTGATTTTGAAGACAATAACCCAGAACCAAATGGTTTAAATGCACCAGCAATCAAAATTCCAGAAATCAATGTACAGATGAAATCATCTGCAATCGTTGCTAAAACTAGAAAATTGAAAGCAGTATGGACTCCAGAATTCGCACAAGATTTAAATGCATACCACGCATTAGATGCTGAAGCTGAATTGACTTCAATCTTAAGTGAGTACATTTCATTAGAAATTGACTTAGAGATCTTAAGTATGTTGATCGAA